CACCAGTACCCATACCTCCAGCACCTGTTTGTGCAAAACCACCGCCAAAACCATAATCAATACCACCGTAATTAGCTAGTAAAGCTTGACTAGTTGCTGGTGGTGTTATCCATAATACTTCGTTTATCTCACGACCAGCTGGTATTTCATAAACTTGTCTTCCAGATTGTATTTCAACGTAATCTTTTTTTAATTCCCAAGGTCCATTAGCTTGTAAACCAACTTGTTTTGAGTATGCATATGTTGATTGTTGAACGTAGTCAAGGCTTCTAACACTTAATGCGAAAGCCATGTCTGTTGTTGTTATATTGTTACCTAGAAGCGACTGCCATTGGTGTTCTATTAACCATTCTTGAACATATTGACTATAATCTTCAATAGCTATCTATAAATAAGTACATAGCATTTCATCTGTTACTTCAATTTGACGAATAGGCGCACCTATTGAGTGTCTAAATTGTCTAAAAAGCTTGTTTTTTTCTTCAGTACTTACTGGCATATATTATGTTTTATTATAAATATAATAATTTTTAAATTAATTTAAAAATTTCTTTATTATATCAACACATTGCTTAATTGAGCTGAAGCTAACATTTGGTACTAATAATTGTTTACCAACTTTAACTATTGGTACTTCATCTGATTTAGTTATTTCATATAAATGATTATATTCTTCTTCATTTTCTTTTAAATTAACATCAATATCTTCAAAAGCAATATTTTCATCTGTTAATAACCCTTTTAATTCAATACAGAATGGACAATGTTCTATTGTGTATACTCTAACCATTTTAATTTATTATTATATTTCGTTATTTATTATTTTTTCAAGTAGTATTTGTGTTTCATCTTCTTTTTCTGGTTTTTTTTCATTTAAGATTATATCAATAACTTCTTTTTTGTTTTTTAATACGTCCCACATCCTAGTTGATATTGTATCTATGAATAATTGATAATAAACATTAACATCATTCTTTTGACCTATTCTGAATGCTCTATCTTCTGATTGTTCATTGTTACCTGTAACCCAATCATATGAATTAAAGATAACAACTGTTGCTTCTGTTAATGTTATTGCAACACCAGCCGATTTTTGATTGCCAATAAAAATTTTTGTTTTACTATTATTTTGAAAAGCATCGACAGATTTTTGTTTTTGTGTTGTAGTCATTAATCCGTTATGTCTAACAGCTATCTTACCAAAATGATTGGCTAATATCTCTTGTTCTTCATTAAAATTAGTGAACACAATAACCTTTCTACCCATATCAATAGCATTCTCAACCATTTCTATAGTATAAGGAATTGCTTGTGCTGCGATAAATTGTCTTAATAGTATTAATTCAACTAAATCTTTCTGTAGATTACCATTTTTCTTACCTTCTAGTAATCTTTTTTCTAAATATGCTTCCCATAATTCTTCGTATTGTCTTCTTGATTTAGTATCTAAATCATAATACATTGGAGTTATGACTTTTTCTGGCATATCTAATACGTCAGTTTTAAGTCGTCTTAATATAATATTTTTAGTTTTAGCAGCAAGTTCTTCTAAATTACTAGCACCATCAGTTAACCATATTTGTTTTTTTTGACCATTCTTAAGTGTTCTAAAGAATTTTCTACCTTCACAATATCTAACAGCATAGTGTTTCCAATTATCAGTTATTGGTGATTTTATTATCTTTAATAAATTATATAAATCCATTGGTCTATTAGCAACTGGTGTTCCAGTTAATAACCATACTTTTGATACATTATGTTTTGTTGATAATTCAAACATAATTTTACCACGAATACTATCGTTATTTTTTAGATTGTGCGCTTCATCAGCTATTATTAAATCAAAATTAGCATTAACTAATTCTCTATTTATATCGTTTAGTTCTTCTTTTGTTAGGTTTCTTCTAGGGTCTATTAGCGTATGAAAATTTTTTAATATATCATAATTAATAATTGTGAATTTTGATTGTTTCCATTTTTTACTATCGATAATACTTGTATCTTCGCAGAATACATTTATTTCACGTTCCCAATTTATCTTAGCAGATGCTGGACATACGATTAATATGTTTTCAGCACCAGATTCTAAAGCAGCTATTATTGATTGTGTTGTATTATGTGTAACTATTGCATGTTCTGTAACATATAATTTATCTGGTGCATCAACAGCAATACATATACTTTCAGCTTGACCACACGGTTCGATATTTTTTATATACCTGCCAACCTTATATTTTTTAGGTGGGTTATATTCATTAGCTTTTCTTTTAAGTCTAAATGGGTTAAAACCATATGGTAATTTAATATTTAATCTATAAACTTTTTTACATTCAACTACTGTACCATCTTCTTTTTTGTATTTACCAATTTTACTTTTCTTTCTAACAATACCGCCTAATGAATGAACAATTTCAGCAACATCATCAGCTAATTTTTCTGAAACAGTACAATATTCTGTACCGTTAAATTCACCATTTTTAGATTTCATACAATGACCATCAGTGTCCATAAGACCTTGTAAAATAGCAAGTCTATTTTCAATACTGGAATACTTGTATATATCTGGAATGAATTTAGTATCTGAACGTGTATTTTCTAAACCTAAATTTATTATATCATTACTATGGTAATTAATATAAGCTGTTCGTTTATTAGAATCTGGTTTATGTTCGGTTAATAATATACCATTGAATAGTTCATCAAAATCATCTTTACATAAACCTATTTTTATCGAAGATGATTTAGTGAAATGACCATCACCTAAAGATAATCCTAACAAATATGGTTCTATTGGTAAAATATCGTTATTTTCAAATTCAATTGGTTTAACGATTGGTATTTGCCATTTAGAATCACCATTTTTTTGCTTATAATAGGTCTTAAATTTATATGGTTTTTTTTCATTCCAACCAGTACCATTTTGTTCCAATACCAAATTTTCGTCAAGCATTTGTTCGGTACTTAATGTGATATATCTATTTTCTCTATTTTTAGAATTTTCACCAGAGTTACATGAAGATACAGTCCATAGATGTTCTTTACAACATAAAATACTATACCCATCATTAAATGTTATTTTATAAACATCTTTAACACCTTGTGGGTAAACACCAATAATATTGCATGGTTTTCCGTTTGAACCAATTATTCTATCTCCAACTTTTAAATCACCAAACTTCTTTGTTCCTGTAGGTGTAATAGCTAAAGTGTTAATAACCAGGGCTTTACCCAAACCCATATCGTCAGCTAATATACAGCCGTTTCTAGATAATAAAAATTTAATACCTTCTTCTTGGTGTTTGTATAATTTTTTGTTTTGTTTTGACAATATTTTATTATATTTTTCAAAATTAACTTCTACATTAATGGGTTCAAAATATGGGTCGTCAGTAACTTGAGTTTTGGGTAAAAAATACATCTTAGAATCTGTTTGATTTCTTTTTAATTTACCATAAACATGATATGTTTTATCTGTTTCGGCTAAAATGTATTCTATTAGTATTCTTTCTGGTATGAAAGTTAAGTTTTCTTGTTTTTTTAATTCTTCACCTAAATAAGGTGTAATTCCAATAACTCTATTTATTAAAATTGGTTCTCTATTATGGTTATCAATTATATATTTTGTTTGGTTATCAGTTAATTTTATTTTTTTATTTTGTAAATATTCATTTCTTAGTTTTTTTATATATGGGTTAATACCGTTATAAGCTTCTAATAAAGAAATAGCTGAAAGTCCTTTTATATCGTCTAATGAAATCATTAATTTGTTGTTAAAATCATAGTAATTTATATAAATATAATAAAAATTTTAATAATAATAAAGGCTTTATTGTATAATAACGAAAACATAAATATTTATATTTAAATAAGAATAAATATGTCTAAACCAATAATTCCAATAACACGTATAAATAAGTTTTTTTCTGAATCTGATTTTGATTTAGAAATTTCCATGGGGCGTGAATCTGTTGAAGGTGATGGTAATTTTACACTTATTCTTTATAGAGTAAACAGAGAAATGAGTGAGTATGATAGCTTATATGGTGAAGCTTCTGTTGATGGTATAAGATTTTACCCACCTGTTGAGCTTAAGGTTGTTCCTATTCTTGAAGAAGCTGAAAATAAATCATATAATCCAAATGGTTCTGCTA